CCAATCGCAGCAGATACATCGGTTGCCGAAAACTCAGTAGCTCGGTTTCCGTAATTTTCAAAAAACAATTGAGTTATTTTTGCACTGTCGTCGATTGTTTTATATGGTATGTTGTTTGCGTTCATAGTTATGTTGCTAGAATGTCGCCGCCGCCGAATACTGAAGGAAAAGCGTTATTATTAGATCTTTCGTTAATAGACTTTGCACTGGCAACAATTACATCTCCGGTGCTATCAGAAGGGAATTCGGCTCCGAATAATCCACCAATTAAGTTTCCACCGGAGTCCGGAGTAGTAAGATCTCCGGGTAGTTGTCCAACAGGAAGATCAATTTTATTGTTAAATTGTTGTGCAGCAATTGCATTGTCGATAAACGACGGAGAAGTTCTCAATGCGCTAGATGGCGGAGTGCCGAACACTTCATTCGAATTGCCGCCGCCTGCTGTATCTAAAGGACTTCTTACTTTGTCGTACAATAGTGAAGCAAATCCGTCTGGAGTTCCTTCAGACACATCCCCATACGAATATGAGGCACCTTCAAAATCTANAGTCATTGAGCTTTCGATTACATCGGCACCTGCNGAATAATCAACTTCGCCGTGTTTCCAGCTTTTAATTCTNGGACCCCATANNGTATAGCCTTCGTACTGCTGTCTACTTAACGTATACAAACTGATTCGTTTAATAAATCTCACCGGAGTATCNACATCCATACCGTACTTAAAATTTGTCCACTTGTTATCAATATTCCATGCACTAGGATCGCGATTATAAGGATCATTACTATAGTATTCGTTGTATGCGGAATACATTGCAGTCATAATTCCAGCATTATCGTCGTGAAATGTTAATGTAAGGGGGTCATAGTTAATACCTTTGTACACTACTTTCTTTCTATTATATTTGTTTTTAGTAACTGTATCATATGCAAATGAAGGTAGTCCGGTGGTTTTAACTAGTAAAGAAATCTCAGGAGATAGTTTAGAAACTGAGGCAATCGAATTGTCAAATTCTATGTATGCATGAAATAGAAATTTATATTTCGGAGATAATCGATAGAAATTCTCAACAAATACGTCAGTTGCATGTTGATAATTTGCCAGCACTCCCTTAGGACCGGTAGGATCATTAGTAAGATATCTATTAAACTTGTTAGTCATACAAATATTTATCCATAAAAAAACCCGGAATAAACCGGGTTTTGGTGGAAGTTAAAGATATTATAATCCAATACCACTTTGACCAACAGCAGCAGAGCTTGCTGTGCTTCTGACGTTGATAGAACCAACACCGCCTGGGCCAGGAACTGCAAAGGACGATTGAACAGCATTGTCGAATCGAATAGTCAATGCTACTGTCATTGGTTCGTTTGTTCCATAGTTATTGTCACCGTAGTCGCTGTTCTGTACGAAACAACCATAGCATTCCCAAGTTTCTAAAATGCCAGCTGTGTTTAGAGTACCGTTTCCGCCATCTAGAATTTCAATTCTAGTGGTAAACTTGTAATCTTGTCCGCTTCGTGCTGAACTTTGTTCCATAAAGTCGAACTGCTTCTGAATCTGTTGACCAACAATTCTGGTAACATTTCCAGATGCGTCGTCTCGTAGGTTAAGTGCGATAGTTTCCCATGTGTGCTTACCAGCCAAATAGATCTTGGAGTTGTAGATTGGAATTTCCATTTCTTCAAACGCAACCTTTGGAACGAGTTACGTCGACTACTTGCTTTGTTAGTTCAACCGATGGTTCAATACCAAAGCCTAACAAAGTTACTCTAAATCTGTATTTGAGCTTGGGCATCAACATGCTGGTATTGCTACCAGCACCTTGCGGTTGTACCGAGTGGTTAATTAATGATGTAATTGCCATTTGTTATGCTCCAGTATTATATTTATCTTTTAAAATCACTGTTAAAGTTTGCATTAAATTTCTCCAGTGTTCTTAATTCTTAATGGAATGTAGATAAATTCAACTGCCTTGGTAGGTTCAATTGCAATATCTAACCATAATTCGTTACGATCAATTCTAGCCGGAGTGTTGTTAGATTCATCACATACAACTGCAAAGTCGTAAAGCGCTCTTAAACCTACCAATTCAATTAATAGGCTTTCAACTGCACCTTTAATTTCATCTCTAGTCTGCTTGTCGTTTGGTTCAAATAGATACGGACGAGCTAGCTTTGTTAATTGGCTACGTAAGTATACAATTAAACGAGCAACGTTAATTCTATCTAAAGCACTTGCGTTTCTTGCACGGGTCTTTTGACCGAATGCAATGTGTCCTACACCAACAAAGAACGGAATAGGATTGATCTTTAGTTCATAAAGAGTATCACGTTGACCGTTGTTCAATGCAACAGTTTTAAATTCACCACTAGCAGCATCGATGTAACCAACAGCAGTTGCGTTGGTAATTCCACCGCGTCGTGTACCAGCTGGAGCAAACCATGGATAAGCTGCTTGATCACTTAAGATCATAGTTCTTAACATCATGTGGCTAGCTGGAACTACTGCGTTTGCCCCGCTCAGATCTGTTGTAAATCCGTTTGGATAGTAAACAGCACTGTATTCGTCGTAGCTAACAATACCTTGGTCGCCGTTATCAAATGCCAATGCAGCATTGGTACCCCAGTTAGTCAATGTTGTAGCATCACTCTTCAATCTTAATGGCGTGTCGCCGATAACGAATGCAGTTACCTTACGATCAATGTTTAAATTAATCAAATTGCTTAGTGCTTCTGGGTAGCCAGGGCAAGCAACAATGTTAAAGTTTCGACGTTCTTCATCACGAGCTTCTTCACTAGTATCAATTGCACTCTTAATTGCTGCAACTACTACCGATCTTTGTGCCTTGCGACCAAAGTTACCAGAACCATCTTCGTTGTTAGGACTTGCTGTAACCCAACGATCTGGGAAATAATCAGCCATTGATGCATCATCCATTCTCGGATTTAGCTCAGTGATGTCAATATAGTTATTAACATAACGTTTGACGTTACCATAACTTCTACGGGTATTCCATAGAATCATGCCCTTTGGATACAATACTGGATCTGGTGCATCCGGATCAAGGAAGTCGCTAGTTAACAAGTCAACAATAGAAGCCGGTGCGTTAGTTAGGCCGTCAGTGTTAATCCGAGCATCTCCAAATAAAATACCATCTTCAGTTTGTTGATCAGTTTTATCTAGCAATACCCATTGTAGATTATCACCGTCCCATCGATATACAGCTGGGAAATTTTCTAAATCGGCAGTGCTAATCCAAATATCTCCATTAACTAATGGATCACCGTTACGCTGTGCTTCTGGTGCAGTTGCAGCAACTCTTGGACCTTCAGCATCTGTATTTGAAAATTCGTTTAAATATCCAACCCAATTGTCACCGTCGTGTACCATTAAGTCAACTTCGTCAAATGTCGGGTTATACCATAACTGTCCGTCGACCGGTTCAGCTAATGGCGATGTAATAGAAGCATAGTAGACTGAAGCAGCTAACGGTGCCCAGTTGGAAATCAAATACTCATATTCTGTGCCAGATACTCCGCCATTTGACAACGCATAGAAGTTAGCGGTACCTGCACCTGTGTCAAGATTAAACGGTGTAAAAATTGAGAACGGATTGCCGTCGACTGCCTTTAATCTAATCTCGCCACCAGTTTTATGAGAAATAACTAATCGATTGTCGGATGTAACGGACGCTTGAATACTATTAATCACCGGCTCGTTACCGACGTCTGTGAAAGATGCACCGTTAAGAGACGCTGCAAATGCTGTAGCAAGGTCTAGGTCGTTAAGTCCAGTTGCATTAAACGATACTGTAGTAACTGCTGAATAATTCGAAGCACCTGGCACAGTCTGGATTACTTCAAATTCAACAGTACCAGTGAATGTACCGGTGTTAATCACCGAGGACGTAGCCGTTGCAGCACCTGTCGATTTTCTGCGCCAGAATCTAAATTCGGCGGTCTCTCCGGCAGTATCGTTATCTGACTCTGGTCCACCAATGTTTTCTCTTGCATTGTATTGTACATACAATCTATTTGTTGGTATAGCTATGCCGCCTGTTCGATCTAATGCGTAAATTGCTTCAGCACCGTTGGCATGCATCGGGGCACTTACAGATAGCCAGGTGCCGGCTGCACGACTCCAACGAGAAACTCGAATGTTTGCACCACCGTTTGGTTCAGTAGTTTTTAACCATAAAGATCCTGTTGGATATCCTTGGATAGCCGACTGCTCGGATCTCTTATATTGCGGACGTTGTGTGTGGGGAGCGTGTGTTAATTTCGGTGCTAAATATGTACCGGCTCTAAGCTTTAATTGCGAAGTCGTTAACACATTTGCATCAGATGCACCGCTCGCAGCTAACAGGTTAACTGTTCCGGTGTCAGTACCAACACTTAATGTTATCGATCCACTGTTAGTTGAATCGTCAGTGGCTGTATCACCTGTAGAATACAAGGTTAATCGGCCTCTTACATCAGCAGCATATACCCCGTTTATATTAAGCCCGTTAATTGTAGTAGCAATGTCAGATGCTACATGACCGTCATTAACTGTAACTTCTGTTCCATTAATAAAGAAAGTTGCCTCAGTTGGTAGATCAGCACCAACTGCATTACCAATACCGACGGACGCAGTGCCGGCAGCAGTTGGCCAACTTGCTATCCAGTCTTGACTACCAACTAATACCCAAGTACCTGGAACAATTCCTACTGGAGTATTTCCGGCACTCTTGAAGAATACTTTAACAAATTCGTCTTGAGCAAGGAATGTGCCGTCGCCCTTAACTGTTTTAAATACAACGGCATAATCGCCGATGCTACCAACAGATGCTTTCGGAGTACCACTATCTAATTTACTAGTGTCATCGTCTGTTAACACAATCGGAGTCTTGGTAGCAAACTTTTGGCCCCCTGCTGAAGTGGCAAGGTTTCCGTTCCATTCTTGGATTCCCCAAGCTGACGATGCTGTGTTAATCCACCATGTTCCGTCAAGTGGTTCAGAACCAGGTTCAGCTGTAGAAGCTGCTAGTTCGTTCAAATCAACGTCGGCTCGCATGATGAATACTGAATTAGTTACGCCCAATAAACTATAGGCTGCTAGTAAACCGTATTCGTTTCTTTCGCCGCCGTGGATTGGATTGTTTGTAGCTGTTTTCTCAAAGAACGGAACACCAAATGTTTCAACTAACTCACGCTGACTTGTAATTCTGTAAACATTTTTAGCATTTGATGCCAAGGTGCCAGCAGCAGTTGCTGTGCCAGCACCATTCATTTTATTCTTTGCAGTAGCAACTACGACGAGAGGGACTGAACCAGGTTCCGCCGCAGTATAAAAACTCTCGTCGATTACCTGTACTTCTACTCCTGGTGATGTTAGTGCCATCTTGGATCTCCTAAATGATATCTTATATCATATTTAGTACCAAAATCAAAAAACCACCAGTTAATGCATGGCGAAAAGGGGACGAAAAGGCTCAATTCTTTTAAATAATACTATGAGACCTTTATGTAAGTGCGGTTTACGACCTCGTGCAGTAAATTATAAAAAGAATAATAAGATATACTATCGTAGCTTATGTGAGATCTGTATGACCCACGGAATATATTCAGGAATACCCAGGTGGAAGAGAGCTGGGTATAATCCCAAGACGCAGTGCGATCGATGCGGGTTTAAATCTCTGCACAAAGAAGTATTTAGAGTGTTTCATGTAGACGGCAATTTAGATAATTGTCGTCATAGTAATTTAAAAACAGTGTGTGCTAATTGCAGGACAGTTTTATCCAAAGAAGGTATTATATGGAAGCAAGGAGATTTAATTGCTGATTATTAAAGATTTAGCTTGATTGTACAATTGATCAATTGTTCCATTATTATCAATAACCTTATCAAATTGTGTACCTACCCAAGCAGTTTCACTAGCATGTATTCCTTCGGATTCGAGAAATCTTTTTGCCGATTCGACACCCCGATTGGCTTGTATAGCAATATCGTGCCAATGCGGAATTATGCCGCGTTGAACACAAACAATTTTGCCTCCAGCTGAGCGAATGCTAGAAATTTCATTAGGAAAACGGCAATCCGATATTACAATATTATCTTTGCTATGGCGGAGTTTGTTTTCTAAGCTGGCAATCCAAATGTCATCGTGAAAGGCTTTTCGACAAACTTCAGTGCCCCAATACTGTAATACCCACCTAGGAGTAAGAGTGGGCATGGCTAATCGTTCAGCCCACCAAGGATCTACTTGCTCTCGCCAATCTCGAGCTTCCTTAGTACGACCTTCTAACATTACTCTGTCCCAGCCAAATACTGAACTCACTGCATCTTTCAATGTGTTGGCAAAACTCTCTCTTCGAAATTCATGAAGATTAACTAGATAGTCCGCAACAGTGTCTTTGCCCGAACCTATAAATCCGCATACCCCTATAATCATAATTGTCCCCTATTAGGACTATTATAACATAGTGTTTTAAAAAATCAAAGCCTTTTAACCAATTATCCAACTATACCCGATTCCGCCAGGTACGGCAGTGGTCAATTCAACTGTTAATCTTTCCATCTCAGCTGTTGCTTCAGCTTTTAGTGCAGCACCATTAAGCTGTGTGCCGCCTTGCGGACCGGCAATACTTGCAAACTTTTCGCGAGCTTGCCCTAGCATCATTTTGCAGTTGGCTAGACTGTAGTCTTTGATCCATTGTCCGGCATAAACATCAGTAATAATTGCACTATCAGGTTTTACATTATAAACCCACAACATAACTTCTTCATTTGTTCTAGGACGCTGCTGTACTACAAGTTTGTGACTCTGAGGATGCCATGTAAAATTGATAAAAGATCCAAACATTTTCCCCACTAGTTCTTGGTATTGGGAAAATAATTCGTAAGTTAATAAGCCGCCCATATTAGTTGAACTTAACAAATATGTATTGGTATAGGCCAAGTTAAACGGTTCAAATACAGTGCCACCATTGCCGCCGCCAGACCTNGATCCGATGCTTCTTCTAAATATTTGCCTAACGTGCTGTATTTCTTTGGGCAATACATATTCGTTTTGATCCTCTTGCAGCGTTAAAAAACACATGCTTTCTTCGACCGAATTGTCANTACGNTGTCTAAAAATAGCCAATGATCTAGCCAAAGCAGTTTCATAGTGAATTGGATCTAATTCAACATCAATCATGCCATCGCCCAGCATAGCTTTGCAATAGTTATATACTTCTTGTTTGGTTTGGTCAATTTGGCTCATACAAGTATTTATCGTAGTGGGTAAATATATAACAATGCCAAGACTATCTCTTTATAAGCCCCATAAAGGCAACGACTACAAATTTATGGATAAAACCATCTGGGAACAATTCCAAGTTGGTGGAACTGATATTTTTGTACACAAATACCTAGGACCTGTGGCCACCCCTGCATGGAGTTCTACTACTACTTATCTTGTAGACCAGTTAGTTTCCATAAGCAACAAGGTCTATAAAGCAATCAAGAATAATACTAATAAGCAACCGCCCGATGTTACGTATTGGGAATATATTCGAGCCGGTTCTCCATCGGCACCAGTTTATGATGCTGAAAATATTTTCAATATTCAAGATTTATTGTTTTTAGAAAACAGAGATAGAAAATATGCCGATGATGTTTACATACTACGGGGCATTTATAATGTACAAGACATAGATTTTAACCTAAGTCAATTTGGATTATTTTTGCAAAATGATACAATTTTTATCAGCTTTCATATAAA